GGGCGGCCCCCTCGAGGCCCGTCGCGCGATGGGGTCGGCGCCTCGCCGGCGCCGCAATAGTCAGGGGGTCAGTTCTGAACGGGACACGGATCTCACACCTTTCACGAATCTCACACCCTTCCAGATCTCACACCTTTCACACCCCACACCCCCCCGCATCAGCTAAAGCTCATGCTCCCCACCAAAAGCACCGTGGCACCCGCCACAGTGCCTATCCCCAACCGAACGAGCCCTGCTCCATGCCACCACGCGCAATGGCCCCACTGGCCTAAGGGCCATCGTGGCCCCCCCTTGCGCTCTTCCTACGCGCAAGGCACTATCACCCCCTTTTGATTTCCCCCTCTCTGGGGGCAGGGGGGGGGCTAGCCGCGCCAGGGCTAGAGCTACGGGGGCTACGCTGGGGGCTCGCCCCCAGACCCTTCAGTGGGGGCCGCGATCCTATCCCAGTAAGGGCTCTTACACCTCGGGCAAACCTTTGGCGCCCTGCTCCCGCTCTTCCTGGCGGCAGGCCATTCGTGCAGACACTTTGGCCGGTCACAGCGGAACCCCGGCCAGCTAATCACGCTCATACATACCTCCCAGTATGACACCATGGGGTTGACATCCCTCATACCTTATGGTATACTACCCGTGAGAAGATGTCAATAGGAAGGAGGTATCCCATGTGCCCGAAATGCCGCTGGCCCGTCACCCACTGTGACTGTCCCTTATGTCCCGGGTGCCACTGGAATGTCAACCTCTGTCGCTGCCCGTGGTCCCCAGTCCGACTGGCCACGGCCAAGAAAGACTGCGCCGGCTTAAGGCGATCCCTCGGCCTATTAGACCCGGAGACAGTCCGCTAGGAGGTCACCACCATGATCGTCGCCACCCCCAACGACATCGAGTCAGCCATCGAGATACTGGAGATCGCCGCGCGCTGGTACCACCACGCGAACCCATACACGCACGAAGACTGGGACCTCCGCACGGCGGCGGACCACCTGGAGAAACTCCAGGAACTGATAGAGGAAATGATGCAAGAAACGAAGTTTAACCAATGATTCACCGAATCCTAACCGCCCTCCAGGACCTACCTGCTCCCCCTATTCATCAACCAGTTTCGACCGCGGCCATCAAGGCGGAAAAGAACGAACGGAGGATAAACCCATGCCAGACTTTCAAGACCTAATCGCCATCCTGGAAGACGCCGAGCAAACCGCAAGAGGCATAGCCAGCGAAATAGACGAGCACCTGGAAATAAGCGATCACGTCTGGTCCGTATGCAAAGCCTTGAGAGAACTAGTGCAAACCACAGTCGCAAACGACGACCCAAAATGATGCAACTGCTAGAACTACTCATCCCGAGAGGCCCGCCCAGGTGGAGACCCAGGCCCGAAGACCACTCGCTCCTAAAACTCCTCATGCCCGGAGGAGGCCCCCGAATCCTAGACCGAATGTTCAAGAAGAGAGGCAAAAACGATGACCACCACCACCGAGACCCACCTAGAACGAGCCGTCAGCATCTTCACCAGGCACAACCCATGGTTCCGCATGGCCGACGCCGACACATCGACCGCCATCCACCTAAGAATCCACCGAGCGCTGGCGATCAACCCCCGGTACCTCTGTCAGTCGCTACATCCAAACGGGCTGGGCACCTATTCCATCGCCAGTACATCAAGCCCGGGGGTAATCTACGTCGTAAACCTCGAGAAGGGATGCAGCTGCCCCGACAGCCAGAACCGAGCGCCGATGGGATGGTGCAAGCACCGGCTCGCCCTCTGGCTATTCCTCCTAAAAGAGAATGGCCCCCGGAGCCACCCGGAGGCCTGATGAGGTGGTACCCCAGGCGCTGACGCACACCCAGAGCCCCAACATTCTACACCGAAAAGGAGACATCCACCATGACAATCACCAACATCTCAGCCAGCGTCAAAATGTCGAAACAACTCCCAGCAGGCGAATGGGCCACCATCGAGCTAGGAGCACAGGAAGAGCTAACCCCCGAATACTTCAACGATGGGATAACCTGGCAAGACCTCCAAAAAGACCTATACTCGGACCTAAAGCGCCAACTCGCCACACTCTGGGACATCAAGGCCAGAGACAACGGCACAACCAACGGCCAGGGCCAGGGCAACAGAAAGCCCGGAGAGCACCTGGACACCACCACCGGAGAGCTCATCGCGTGCCCAACTCACCACACCGCCCGAGACTCCGGAAAGCCGCCTGGACGCTTCTACTGCCCAACCACACTTGATGACGGAACATACTGTCCATGGACCTACAAGAGATAACCGCTCCCCCAGGACCAGGACACCAAGGGACGGCCACCACCGCCCCTTTTACATTATGTAAATATGTAATCTGCCTGTGGTATACTACGCACGAAATCCGACACCGATGGTAAACAATGTACCACGTCGCCAGCTTCAGCCTCAACCCGAAAGACGGAGAGATCGAGCAATGGCTGAACGACCAGGAGGCCCAGGGTTACCACTTCGTCCAGGCCTCTGAACTAACCAGAACCGGAACAATCTTAATTTTCGCCCACAACCCCGCGATGCACCCCACCTCCCCTCCAGAGCCTCAAGAAACAGAACAGACCCAACCCGCCAACAGACGCCCGCGCCGAACCAGCACGCAAGCTGAGGGCCAATGACCACCAACGAAAACCCCACCGACTTCACCTTCACCGTCACATCCTCCATGCTCGATGCCAACGGCAACCAGGTTGACATCGAAGGCTGGGACCTAACCCGCTACCGGGAAAACCCCGTCGTCTTTTTCAACCACCTAATCGACATGCCCCCCATCGGCCAATCCACCAGCCTTACCGTCCGCGGCTCCAGAATGATAGCCAACATCAAGCTGGCTCCCACGCCCCTCGGCGACCAGATAGCCATGTTGATTGCCGACGGCTACATCAGGGGCGCCAGCGTCGGTTTCCGGCCCACCAACTGGGAATGGCGGCCCGCCGCCAACGGAGTCCCCGCCGGCATAAACTCCCACCAGCAAATCCTCATGGAGGTTTCTATCGTCGGGATCCCAGCCAACCCCGAAGCGCTCCGAGCCGCCATGGACTCCGACCAGGCTCTTGTGACAAGCCTCCAACCCCATCACCTAACCACCATCATCAGCCCCGTCCCCAAAGCTGACCCAGAACAAATCACAGTCGTATCCCACATGCCAGAAGACGGCCTGGACCCAGCCACCGCCCAAGCAATGATCAATCTAGGCCGGGCCACTATAAACAAAGTCCGAGAAATCCAAGACACCAGGTTTCCGCCCGAGAGCGATGAACAGCTACTCGCTCAACTTAGAGACCTAAACTCCAACCTCCGGAGCAACAGAAAATGACCACCTCAATCGACATCAAACAAGAACTCGCCGGCATCACGGCCTACCTAACCGAGCGCGTCGATCCGCTGGAAGAAGAGCTCTCCCGCGTAAAGGCCCAAGTAGCCACGATCCTTGCCCAGACGAAGGAAACCCGCCGCCAAGACCTGGTCAGCCTCATCAGCGAACGGCCCAGAGTGACCTCCGGCAAATACGCCGGGCTCGACCACCTGGACCTGGCCTGTGTCCGCTCTGTAATGAACGCCCAAATAGCTTATCCCGTCGGCATCAACCCAGGCATGCTCAACAACTGGCAACTCAACCTGAAAGCAGCATTGGACTCCACCACCGTCGGTTCCGGAGACGAGTTGGTGGAAACCCAGGAAGCAAGAGAGCTATGGGACGACGTTAACCTAGAAACCGCTGTAGCCAGCCTATTCACCACGATCCAAATGCCATCCAACCCTTTCCTAATACCCGTCCAGCTGGGAGACGTAAATTGGTACCCCGGCACCGAGAACGTCGCCACCAAAAGCACCACCCCTGCCACCAATCGCCGTACCCTCACCGCATATGAGCTGGTCGCCGAAATCCCATGGTCCTACGACCTGGACGAAGACGCGGTCATAGCAATGATGGAGGAGCTGCGCCGCTCCCTCATGCGAAACGCCGCCGAGGTGATCGACGACGTTGTCCTCAACGCCGACACAACCCTCACCGACAACATCAACGCCGATGGCGCCACCATCGCTGCCACCGACGCAGGCAAAGGCCAATGGCTCCTGGGTTTCAACGGCCTAATCCATCTACCCCTGATCACCGCCACCGCCATGGAGAACAACCACGCTGCCGCCCTCGATGAAGATATGTTCAACGAGCTTCGCCGCCTCACCAAGAAATACGGTGTCCGCCCCTCGGAGAACGTTTACATAACCGACATAAGCACCTTCCTGAAAGCCTTGACCGTCACCAACTTCCGCACCCTGGACAAGTTCGGCCCCCAAGCCACCGTCCTAACCGGCCAGCTGGGTGCCGTCGAAGGGATACCCCTGATAGTCTCCGAGCAAATGCTCCTCGCCGCCGCCGACGGAAAAGTAACCGACGGCACTGCCGGGACCGTCGGGCGGCTCCTCCTCGTCAACCGTACCCAATGGCGCATCGGCTTCAAACGACAACTCACCATCGAAACCGTCCGCGACCCTCAGAAGCGACAGAACATCATGGTCATCAGCTTTCGTATAGGACTACAGGACCAAACAGGCGAAGCTTCCACCGAAACCCACACAGCCCTCCAGAGGAACATCACCGGAGTCTAAACCAAATTATAAAAAGGTGGGACCGAGCTAAGCCCACCGACAACACGAGGGAAGGGTAAACCGGATAGCCCAGGCCCTCGCTTAGGAGACTGAAAGGCCATGACCCTCGCCAATCCAATCCCCGAATTTCTGGAATACAACGCCAAGCACGAGGTTATCTGTCTCGGGACACACCTCCTGGCAACCGCCGTGGTGATCCACACTAACATCCCATACTCGCATAAGATCATAAAAATACGGTCCCATGTGAACGTGGTGCTCTCAGCCACCGCGTTGGTGGCAACCCTTGAGGACAAGGACGGCACCTCTTTCACCGGTGGCGTACTGACAATAGCCGCCAGCGGGGCAGTCGCTTCGCTGGACGTATCGACCGACATTACAGCCGGCAGCACCCAGTCCCAAGCAAAGGACAGCGTGGTACGCGTCAGCCTGGACGGAGGCCCCACCTCAGGAGAAGCCACGTTCTGGCTTGAGCTCGAGCGAACCGACCCCTAAACGATCCCAGGCACGAATCTTGAACAATTCTAAAAAAGTGAATCAACCAGGAAGCCCGTACAGGCACGAAACGAGCTTCGCCCGACCCATTAGACCCCCGCTTT